AAAAAGCAACATATCCACTGCACAAGATATTGGGCAGATTGCCGGTCAGATTGATGCACTGTTTACCGGCCAAAAACAGGTGCAGCAAGCCAGCAACAAGAAATCCGGTGTTGGACTAGCCGATCAGTTTGGCGTGCAGTCTGTGGCTGAAGAAACGATAAATGCACGCCTAGCGGCAGAACAGATTGCCGAAGTTGCGCGGATGGTTGATTTCCGATTTGGTCACGGCACTTGGGCTGGTATACTGGCAGAACGACAAAAGCGTATCCAGCAAGCCAAAGAACAGCGTGCCGCACAACTCAAAATGGAACGCGAACGCACGCAAGAGATGATCGAAAACTTTAAAATAGGGGCTATTGTTGTTGGGCTTGTTGTGGTTATCATTGGGCTGTTTATCGGCGTATTAACAGCAACGGCGAGTGTAATTGTCAAATAGTGCAACCACAACTGGTTTGATGGGAGAATATATTGCTGCCGCAGCAATTCTATCAATTGGCACGCATAAGGTCGCATTGGCGCAACAAGATTGCATTGACCTTGTTGCATTTGCAGATCATTTTTTGCGGATACAAGTTAAAACTGCGACTTTGCATCAAAGACCGCATCGGCAATCGGGTTATCAATTTCAACTTGCTAGAGGCAATAAGGTCAAGCGGATACCGACTGAAAGGGATTTTGATATTTATGCTTTGGTTGCCGGTGATCCACAGCACAGACGGTGCTTGTTCTTGCCCACAGGATCGGTGTCACAACTTACAAAGCGCGTGTCGCCATCGAGGTTTACGGTTGAAGCGGAAATTGATAGCTGGCATCGTGCGGTTGATTACGTTCTGGAGATGAGACGATGAATATGGATCAGTTGCGGGAAGAAATAGCCAGCGATGAGGGCGTGCGGCTGGATATTTATTTGGATCATCTGGGCTTGCCCACTGTTGGTATCGGGCATTTGATCCGCGAAGCGGATGCGGAACACGGCAAGCCTGTCGGCACGCAGATCACACCGGAACGCTGTCGGCAGCTATTTGCGCTGGATATCGCTGTCACTGTCGAAGATTGCCGGTCACTGTTTGAAAACTGGGATGATTTGCCGGAAGAATGCCAGCTAATTTTGGCAAATATGGCCTTCAACCTAGGCAGGAGCCGGTTGGGTCGGTTCTTAAAGTTGCGTGCGGCCATAGCTAATTATGACTATGATGAAGCGGCAACCCAGATGGCAGACAGCAAGTGGGCAAGGCAAGTGCCAAACCGCGCTGGTCGGTTAATTGATAGAATGAGGGCAATTGAATGTTAGCAGTATTGGGCAAGATATTAGGGTCAGATAGCGTTATCAGCCAAGGTATGAAGCTGATTGACGATATGCACACCAGCACCGAAGAAGAAATTGCGGCTAAAAGCAAGGCCAAGATTGACCTAATGGGTGCATATGCGCCGTTTAAGATCGCGCAGCGTTATCTTGCGCTGATGTTCGGGGCGACCTTTCTGGGCAGTTATGTGATCGTTTTGTCGATGACAATAAGCGGTCAAGGCGATCCAGATGCAGTCACAAAGGTGATGGAACAATTCAGCATCAATTACGCGATGCTGATCATTCTGGGCTTTTATTTTGGCGGTGGTGTCATCGACAGCGTTAAGGGCAAAAAGTAAAGCGACCGAAGCCGCTAAACTTGATATCTGCGGCCACGTTTCTTGAACTGACCTTTTTTGACTGGTCTGATGACGCTGGTGCGAAGGCTGCGATTGCTATATTTGCGGCCAAGTGCATCGCTTTCTTTCTCAACGGTCAAGATTTTTAGCGCGTCAAGAATTTCTTGTTTTGTTGGCACCATCAATCAAGCCTCCAAACCCGCCAGCCATTGCCGTCCATTTTGCGCGTGGTGTATTTTAGGCCGCGATAACGCAGTGCATCACGCAATGACATTGCTTGTTCATAAGTTTCGCAAAGCACGCTGTCACCAATTTCCATATCATTGATGATTTCAATCTTGCTGCGACCGGCTGGCGGCACTGGCACGTTCTTTTCTATTTGCATTTAATATATCCAATCTTTCCCTCAAGCATCCCAGATGCAGTGTTTGTTTGCCGCCATCAACGATCCAATCTGGGTCACTGAGGCGCAGGGTCTTGTCGCACCATACGCACCGACCTAAAGCATTAGAGGCCGGTGCATATGTTGGTTTCTTTTTAGAACGGGATCGCATCTTCTAAAGGCTGCATTTTTTCGGCGCGTGGCGCATCCTGTTCCTTTGGTGGCATTGGATCGCTGATCGAGGCTGACATATATTTGTTGCCAGCCGCGCTTTCGCGTATCCACAACGCAATCCGCTTTTCAACGCCATCCACATTGATCTTGCCAGTGTAGTCTGGTTGATTTTCGGCGGTCTTGTCGTTGTTCTTAAAGATCGCGCCGCGATTGGTGTTGTCATATTCAGTCATTTTGCACTTCATCCTTCCGTTTACTAAACATTGCAATTTGATCGGCTGGTGCTTTTATGCCGCTGGCACCATACAGCTTTGTGTAAAGCGCGTTTACATCACGCACACTTTTACACGCATCTAATTTTTCAGCTAAAACATCGTTGGAGGCGGCACCGACTGCCGGAGTGGATGCGACAGCCGGTGCCTTTGGTTTAGGCTGCGAACGGGAGGGAAACGCGCCACCACCGCTGGCAAGATTACCATCATCATCATTGCTATTCAATCCGAACATCGTCAACAAACTTGCCCTGCGGAAATATGTCACGCAGCTAATGAATGACTGCGGCGTGTCTTTTTCTGGGCTGATCTGCAAAAAGCTACTGATCTTTTCGCCAGTCTCCAAATGCACCACAGTCGTCACCAGCGCACCGTCTTGGAAATATTGCGCGAATGACAACCCGTATTCGGGCAGCACATTAAGCGCGGTCAGCACATCGCCAAGCGTTGAATATTCTGATTTGAACATCGGGTTCTTGCCAGACTTGCCGACAGATGCCGCCTTTCTAACATCGGCCAACGCCGCGTGCAGTTTTAGATTTTCCATAGGTCTTTTGCCCTTTCAAGCCACTCTTGTTTCATTTTCCATTGATACATATGACCCCAGTCTGGGTCGGTGATTGATGCCAACACCTTTGGATCGGTACTGACGCGCAATAGATTTTGCCGGATCAATGCTTTTTGGCGCATTTCGGCAAGTGCGTGATTGATGCTGTCGGCTTGCAATTCTGGGCAGTTATATGCGTTGAAGATTACCGCATCGTGTTCTGCTATATAAATGATTGATGGCGTGACGCGCAGCGCGTGCCAGTAAATAGCAGCTTGGCAGATATGTGCAAACTCCGGCTTTTTAGGCAATGTTGCCTTTGCCCAGCCTTGTGACCCGTCTTTCAACAGCTTTGTTTTGCGCGGGGCTTTAGTTTTCATTTCGGCAAACATTGAGCCTTCAACCAGCAAATCGACAAAGCCAAGGATCGGCACGTTCACATCATCCAACCAACATTCAATGCGTTCTTCATCAATTGCGCCAGTGAACCCGTTTTCTACACAAATATTCACGCCTTGATGAACCATAGCCGGTATAACTTCACGAAACTTCACACGCAGAACATCATCTTCATCGGCTGGGTGAAAGTCAAAAGCGATTATTGCAGCTTCAATAGCTTCATCAATGTCGATGCCGTGGCACACAATAGATTGAATTGCCGTATGCACTGCCGTACCTATCGCAGCACGTTCCCCAACGCCAATTTGCTGACGCTGGTCTTTTGTTAGGTGCAGATAATCAAATATCCACTTAGCCGGTGAGCGTAAAAGCTGACTGGCCGATAAATGGCTAAACCCTGCGGTTTTCCAAAGTTCACTGATTTCCCGTTTTTTCATAGCAACACCCTAGCGCAGATCGTTCCCAAAGCGCAACAGTTATTTTTTTGCTTTACAGATTAGGGGCTGATGGGCAATGCTAGGCAAAACTGGAGGGCAGATATGTCTGGATTAAAATCAAGATTAAAAGGTCGCGGTTACGAATACGAAATTGCAAACGAGTTATACCAACAGCTTGGGCTGAATTTTGTGCGCGAATTAGATCAAACGCGGGAAAAGCATTTGGGCGATTTACGCACTGAAGATTGCAACTTTCCATTTGTGATAGAATGCAAGCGATACAAATCCGGCGTGTCGGGTGATTGGTGGGATCAAGTTTGCACCGCTGCGGCTATTGCTGGCGATGGCAAAATGCCAGTGCTGTTTTACCGTCTTGATAGAATGAAAACCCGCGTGCGCTTGCCAGTGGCGGCTATCGTGGGGCTTGCTGGCTGGTCGCCTAATGAAGATGCGGCTGAACAGTATGATTGGCGATATGCCGTTGAAACTGATCTTGACACCGCGATGATGATAATTCGGGAGCATTTGAATGGATGATGACAGCAAAAAGACGGTGGGCGACCGCGAATATACGATGGTTTCAAGCGAAACGTGGATTGATGTGAAAGATTTGACCGTCAATATCGTCAAAGGCCGAACCGGCGTAAAGGTGTGGATTTACGAACGCAATACTGGCAATCCTGATCCGCTAGCTATCTGCGAAGCCGATTATGTGCGAATTACAAATAAGCGGTCGAATATTATACCGTTTTTTCCGAAGGGAACTTTTGACAGATAATGGAAACCGAACACAATCTGAAAATGGAATTGCTGACGATAAGTGAAATCGGCACAGCTTGGAAATGCGAACCGGTCAAGTTGCCACAATATTGTCAGCTTGATTTTGCATTGACGCGGCAAGGCAAGATCGAGGCTTTTGCCGAAGTCAAGTGCCGGACATTTGAACGCACACGATATAAAACGTCACTAATACATTTACACAAAATGATGTATGCGCGGCAAGTGGCCTTTGAAACCGGCATACCGACTTTTTTAATAGTGCGGTGGACTGATTGCATTGGCGCGTGCAGTTTTAAGGTCGATTTTCAGACCACTATCGGGGGCAGACGGGATCGCGGTATAGAACGCGATTATGGCTTGATGGCTGAAGTGCCAATTGATGAATTTCACATTGTGAGGGAATTTGATGAAACGATCTGAAGCACTGGAAAAGGTGCAGCTAATATTAAGTGAACGCGGCGCGTCTTATGGCGATCTGCGAAAAAACTGGACGCAAACCAGCCAGATGATGGCAATGGTGGTTGGCAAGGATGTTACGCCGGAGCAATTTGGCGCAATGATGATTGCTATGAAGCTGTCAAGGCTGGCAAACAGCGAATGCAGCCACGCTGACAGTTTGTTGGACATTATCGGCTATGCAGCTCTAACTTTGGAGATTTTGCACGATGAGCATTAAAGCACTGGATTGGGCGATGGATGCGCCTGTTCAAGACCCGCTGGCAAAGCTGGTTTTGATCGTAGTTGCGAACCACCACAATGACGCAAGGGGCGTTGCTTGGCCGTCTGTCGGTCATATTTGCCACGTTACCGGCGCAGCGGAACGAACCGTTCGGGCAAAGTTAAAAAAGCTTGAAGATGGCGGCTTTTTGATCCGAAATCA